CCTGAGCGCCATAGCTTTCTTCGAGAAAGGTGTGCGTGTTCGTTCGTGGGCTGGTGAATACGAATGTGATGCTCCACTGCTAAACGGGTTTGTGAAGGGCATTGAGCCAGCGTTTCGTTTAGTGACGGCACAGGGTCGCTTTGTCGATTGCTCGTCCAGTCACCGAATATTGACCGAACACGGCTATATTTCTCTCGACCAGTTAATGTCGCTTTCAAGTGGTCTGCGTTTTTGGGGAAAACTCGAAGATTGGCAGGCCAGTTGTGTTGAGTGTGGCTATCTATGTGATCCACAACTTCCGATTCATCAAGATAGCGCCCTAGCATCACTTCAGCTACCAAACGATGCTCTGCAACGTACCCTGTCCTTCTCGCGTACGGATGCAGAGGCACGAACACAGCAATGTACCAATGCTTTTCAAGCATTCGACCGCCTGCCCACCGCTGACAATGACCATGCGCTGCGCGCGGCCCTGTTCGCATCGTTTGCAGGCCCAGCGATGCACACAGACGTTCTACCGTTGTCAAATGCACACCAAGCTCTGCGGCAATTTGCGCTTGCGTCATACGCAGGACTTCAACCATGTGACGGACCCTATCCGCCTGGGGTAACAGCGCCTTGCCCCGCATCGTCACCGGCCGAATGCCGCGGCGCTGCAAATACGCCTGCACAGTGTGCTTTGACACTCCCAGCTTTTGTGCAATCTCTTGACGCTCTAAGCCTTGGGCATTCCACCGCAGCATTTGTTCGTGATGACCGGCAAGCGGCGATATTCTTCCCACAATCTTCCCCTAAGCTAGTCGGCAATAGTGAGATTATAGCAATCCTGCCTATTGGTTTCCAGCCGATAGTAGACGCTCAAGTGCCAGACACGCACAACTACAAAGCGGCAGGGATATACCACCACAACTGCGGCAAGACGTGGAGCAGTGCCTACGAGATTGCCATGCACCTCACCGGGCTTTATCCAGAATGGTGGCGTGGCAAGCGCTGGAATCGGGGTGTGACGGGCTGGGCGCTGGGCGAATCCATGGAATCGACCCGCGACACCCTGCAACGCTTAGTTCTGGGCCGGCCTGGGGAGTGGGGCACTGGCACCATCCCCGAGAAACTCATCATTGAGATCAAACGCGCGCAGGGTGTTGCCGACTCGGTGGACGCTGTTTTCGTCAAGCACGTGAGCGGCTTGGTATCGCGCCTGTACTTCAAGAGTTACGAAAAGGGCCGATCCAAGCTCCAAGGCGAGACGCTGGACTTCGCCGCACTGGACGAGGAACCGCCAAGTGATATTTACACCGAGGTGCTGACCCGGACCAACGCGACCAAGGGGATTGTGTGGATCACCTTCACCCCGTTGCTTGGTATGTCCGAGGTCGTGCGCTTGTTCTTGCAAAACCCGACGCCCGACCGGTCAGATACCAACATGACTATTGAAGATGTTGGCCACTACAGCGAGGAAGACCGGCAGCGCATCATTGCCTCATACCCGGAACACGAGCGTGAAGCACGGGCCAAGGGCGTGCCCATCTTGGGCAGTGGGCGCGTGTGGCCGATTGCCGAAAGCGCCATCAGTGTCGATCCGTTCCCCATTCCAGACCATTGGCCGATCATTTGTGGGGTGGACTTCGGCATCGACCACCCGAGCGCGGGGGCTTGGCTGGCTTGGGACCGCGACACCGACACGGTGTACGTGTACGACACCTACCGGGTTAGCAACGAAACCCCGGCGCAGATTGTCCCGAGGATCAAACAGCGTGGCGACTGGGTGCCGGTGGCTTGGCCGGCGGACGGTTTGCAACGGTCCAAGGGTGACGGCATCCAGTTGGCCGAGCAGTACCGTGCGCACGGCGCCAAGATGCTGCACGAATACGCGCAGCTCCCGGAAACGGGCGACGAGGAAGGCAAAAAGACCAGCCGCACCAGTGTCGAAGCAGGTGTGACGCTCATGTTCGACGACATGAAGCGTGGCAAGTTCAAGGTGTTCCGGGGGCTGGAGGACTGGTTCGCGGAGTTCCGCCTGTACCACCGCAAGGACGGGCTTATCGTCAAGCTGCAAGACGACCTGTTGTCCGCCACCCGGTACGCCTATGTCATGAAACGGTACGCATCGACCCCGCCAGACCCCCAAACCACCATGATTAACCCGCGAAGGGACCATAACTGGCGTGTCTGACCAAAGGTCAAATAGCCGCCGCGCGTCCAAAATACCCTTGGCGGATAGCACCCGGACTTAGGCCCATGATTGGCAACATTCAGTTGAACAGCGAAGCCATAGAGCGCGACAGCGAAGGCTACCCAGGCGCCAACGCTGGCGGGCCGACTATGGCCAAGCAGTATCAGCATGATGACAAGCCAACGGGCAATGTCGTGATTGGGGAAGCGCCCACCGACACTCAGTCCCCCGGTCAGATACCCGACGACCTTGAGAACTCTGCGCTGCCACGTGCTCAGGTGGAGATGTTCCTGCGCGAGATTAAGCATCAGCCTCACTGGAGGCGCGAAGCTGACCGGGCCGCCGACTTCTACGATGGCAACCAGCTCTCCCCAGAGGATGTGGAAACCCTCAAGGACCGCGGCCAGCCCCCACTCATTACCAACATTATCAAGCCGACCGTGGACACGGTGCTTGGCATCGAGGCCAAGTCACGTAGCGATTGGGTCGTGCGGCAAGAAGATGATGACGAGTGCGAGGACGAAATGGCCCAGGCGCTCTCGGTCAAGCTCAAGCACGCCGAGATTGAGTCACGGGCCGACCGCGCTGTGTCCGACGCCTACGCCGGCCAACTCAAGGCGGGGCTGGGCTGGGTCGAGGTGGCACGGGAGCATGACCCGTTCAAGTGCCCCTATCGTGTGCGCTACGTGCATCGCCGGGAGATTTTCTGGGACTGGCGGGCCGAGCAGCCCGACTTGTCGGACGCCCGTTACCTGATTCGCCGCCGCTGGCTGGAGCTTGAGCACGCCATCGCGCTGATGCCGCAGTACGCGAGCCTGTTTCGCATGACCACGGGCGGGTGGGCTGGGTTCGATCCCTTGTTGGAGCAGGACAGCCGCTTGGTGCAGTCGTGGGAAATTGAGCGCGACACCCGGATCGCCGCGGTGGATTGGCGCGACATTCAACGGATGCGCATTTGCCTGTACGAGATTTGGTATCGTAAGTGGGTGCGCGGGTACGTGATGACCTTGCCCAACGGCACCACGATGGAAGCCGACTTCGACAACCCGCGCCACAACGAGGCCATCGTTTCCGGAATTGCCACGATCAAGCAAGCCACTTTCCAGAAAGTCCGACTGGCTTGGTACACGGGGCCGCACTTCTTGTATGACGTGCCGAGCCCGTACAAGCATGGCCATTTTCCTTACGTGCCCTTCTTCGGCTACCGCGAGGATCTGACCAACGTGCCCTATGGCCTGATCCGGGCCATGATTTCTCCGCAGCAAGAGATCAACGCGCGCAAGTCCAAGATGCTGTGGAGTCTGAACAGCCGGCGCGTGGTGGCCGATTCTGATGCGGTGCTGGACCACAGCCGCACCATGCAGGAGGTGGCGCGGCCCGATGCTTACGTGATCCTGAACGCCAACCGCAAGCCTAACAGCACTTTCCGGGTCGAGCCCGGCGCGGACTTGGCGGCGCAGCAGTTCCAGGTCATGCAAGAGGCCAAGCAGGAAATATCCGAGGCTTCGGGCATCCACAAGTCAATGCAGGGCCAGCAGTCGGGCGCCACGTCCGGGCTGGCCATCAACTCGCTGGTCGAGCAGGGCTTGAATACCCTGGCCGAGATTAACGACAACTTCCGCTATTCCCGCCGGCTGGTGGGCGAAATGTTGTTTGAATTGGTCAAGCAAAACCTGATGCAAGGCCCGGTCAAGGTCAAGATTGGCGAGGGCAAGCAGCAGAAGGTGATTGTGCTCAACGCCAAGGCGCAAGACCCCGAGACAGGGGAAATGGTCACGATCAACGACGTGGCCAAGGTCAAGGCTAAGGTGGTGCTGGACGATGTGCCGAGCACGCCGACCTACCGGATGCAGCAATTGCAGATGCTCACCGAAATCACCAAGAGCCTGCCGCCGCAGCTTCAGGGCTTTGTGATCGACTTTGTGATCGAGGCCACGGACCTGCCCAGCCGGCACGAGCTTGCTGACCGGTTGCGCGCCGCGGTGGGCATCCAAGACCCCGAGCAGCAGCAGGCCCAGGCCGAGGCGCAGCAGCAGGCCCAGGCTATGCAGCAAGACATTGCGCAGAAGACCTTCGTGCTGGACGCGGCCGAGCGTGCGGCCCGTATTCGCAAGATCAACGCCGAGGCCGAGAAGGCGATGGCCGAAACGCGGCGGGCCAAGTTCGAGCCCATTGTGCGCACGCCTCAGGTGGACGTGTCCGCCCCGAATATTTCCCCGTAGAGATCCAATATGGCAGCAAAAGAGGCTGGAATGTTAGTGGGCGTGTGGTTTCTCGCCCGCGAGCTGGCCCATCGTGAGCACCTTAGCGCGACCAGATACTCGCGCCACGTGGCCTTGGAGGAGTTCTACACGGGGATTACCGAGCTTGCCGACAAGTTCACCGAGACATGGCAGGGGCGCAATCGGCAATTGTTGTCCATTCCGTTGACGAGCAACAAAGGCGACATGGAGATACTTGCCTTGCTTGATGCGCAAAGCGACTACATAGGCGAAAACCGTTACAAGGCAGTGCCCAAGGAGGACACGTGCCTGCAAAACATCATTGACGAGATCGAAGGGCTGTACGCCAGGACGATCTACAAACTAACGTTTCTGGCCTGAGCGGCCGCAAGGGGACATTCATGTGGCAGGATAAAAAGGTTCAGTTGCCAGACAGCCGGATCGCTGATGGCGTGGTTGCGGTCAATCCGACCACGGGGGAACCGTACTCGACGGCAACCGGCGGGCTCCCAGTCTCGATTGTCGGCACCGGTGGCTCTGAGTATCAACGAATAAATGTCGAGCCCCTTGGCGTTCCTGGAGTGGCAAGGCAATTGACGGCAGGCGCGGCCAGTGCCAACACAGCGCTTACCGTTGGTGTGGCCCGTATCAGCATGTACGCGAGAAACGCTGACATTCGCTACGTGGTCGGAAGCACCTCTCAGACAGCCAGCGCAACAAGCCATTTTATTGCCGCCGGCGAGCGTTTGGACATTGACGTCCCGGCCACTCCAAACATTGCCGTGATCCGGGCCGGAACTTCGGACGGTACACTTGAAGTGACGGAGTTGTCGTGAGACTCCGGGCTACTCGGCTAGCGGGTATTTCTCAGGGGTCGCGTGGGTCACGCTGGACCCCTGCCCAGCTTGGCTCGTCGGTCGTGTCGATGTGGTTTGACGCGGCTGATGCCGGCACTATCACGCTTAATGGCTCGACTGTTGCGCAATGGGATGACAAAAGCGGCAATAGTAAGCACGCTGTGCAAGCGACTGCTGCAAGTCAGCCCACGTACATTGCGTCCGATCCAATCCTGTACAACAAGCCCACGGTTAACGTCCCCGTCGATGCTGGCTTGATTGGTTTAACGACGCCGAGTGCTGCATATCAAGAGGTCTATTGTGTTGGGTATTACGGCGACGGGGCTGAGACACTGTCGACCAATATAAACACTATTTTTTCTGGCCCTGGTGGTTTTAACTACGAGCGAGTTATTGTAGTCGTCGGGACGGCTACAATGCTTGCTTATATCGACGGGGCCAACTTCACGGGCACCGTATACAAAAACGGCAGCCCGGTAGGTACAAATGCGTTACTTCCATTGCCGCCAACGTCAATGAGATTCCGGCGCGATAGTCTCGCGGACGTTATTCAATCAACAAACCTCCAATATTCTCCACTGTCGAGCATTCGTAATTTTCGCGGCTCTGTAAGTGAGTGGATATTTGTCAGCGGCTCGATCTCTACTCAAGACCGGCAACGAATCGAAGGTTATCTGGCGTGGAAGTGGGGTGGGTTATGAGCATGGAACTAGTGAGGCAATTGCCATACGGCCATCCATACCGCTGGGATGGCACTTTGTTTGGTGGACCAAAGTTGTGGCGACCAAGCAATTTAGGGTCGGCGCTTGCGTTATGGCTTGACGCAGAGGATGCCGGCACGATCACGCTCAATGGCTCGACGGTCAGCCAGTGGTCGGACAAAAGCGGCGGCAGCAACCACGCTACTCAGCCGACGGCAGCAAGCCAACCAACCTACAGCACAACAGGGCTCAGCGGTAAGCCATGTGTCTTATTCGATAACGACTTTTTCACAATACCCTCAACAGGCACATTGGGAATCAACACCCTGGCCGGGTATGACGCGTTATTCGTGGCTAGAGTTACTTCAAGCAACCCATGTTTTTTATATTCTTCCGGGTTGGAGTCTTACGAAGCGCACACCGCTGGCTCTGCATTTTTGAGGACAATTTACAACGCATCTCCTTATGCCGACGCAATTATAGGCGGAACTACTGGCGCGGCTCTTTATCAATCTCACTGCTCGCCAAGTTCTGGGCAAATAGACGCCGCGTCAAGGATAAACGGAGTTCTAGGGACGCCAGTGTTAAGGCCGCTAAATGCCGCCGATGCAAGCATCAAAATCGGTTCCCGACATGATTACTCGTTTATGTTTGCAGGCGATATAGCCGAAATCGTATTTACGAGGTCTGCCGTTGCCACAGCCGACCGCCAGAGACTAGAAGGCTACTTAGCATGGAAGTGGGCCTTAGAAGGTTCGCTGCCATCCGGGCACCCGTATAAAAACACACCCCCGACCGTGTAGGTAATTTTATGATGTACTTAGTATTTGGCACGTTAGAACAAGCTGAAGCGGCGCTCGAGAAGATCTATCAGAACATGATCTTTGGTGTTGAGTCTCCGGACCTGTTAAATGTTGAGACTGGATCGACTGTGGACAAGGATCAGTTGCCCGCCGATCAAGCTGTCAAAGTGAATGCGGGTAACCGGCGTTACCCCATATTTGGGAAGAATGCAGCCACGCAACAACTCGACACCGTAAGCGGTTACACAACCGCATGGGCGGTGCCGCAGCAGCGTGTGACGGATTCCAAGTCTGTGTTCCCGAAGCCATCCGACGCCCTTATGGCTGGCGTGACAGGCTTTGTGGAGGAGGAATACAACCCGGACTGGTTTCCGCCGCCACTTGAAATGCAAGCCTGAACAGAGAGCCCGCTTCGGCGGGTTTTTTGTTGCCCAAAACAGTCAAATTGCTGCACTCGGTTTAGATTCGCCATACCTGTAAGGCCGTTTTCCCCGTCATGGGTTATTGGCACGACCAATCAGGATTTCCGCAAGCCAACGCGATAAGTGGAGTGAAGCAATGGATTTGAACCTTGACGCAAGCAACCTTTCGAGTAATCCCGAGGACTTGATGAAAGTCTTTGAGCAGCTTGAAGCCGGCGGCGAACCCAAAGCCCCCGAGCCCCAGGCGGACGAGTCAAAGGGCGCTGAAGTCAAGAATGACCCGAAGAACGAGGACGATCAGAAAGCCGGGCAAGGTCAGTCTGAGCCGGAGAGCGAGCCGCAAGGCATCGCCACCAAGGACGGAAAGCACGTCATTCCGTACTCGGTGCTCAAGAGCGAACGCGACCGCGCGTCACGGGCCGAGCAATTGGCCAATGAAATGCGGGAGCGAGTGGAGGCGCTTGAGGCAGCGGTTAAGGCAGCCAGTCAAGGGGCGAACAATGGTGAGAGCGCCCGCACCGATGCCAGTGAGCAGACTGTTAGCGACCTATCGTCGGACGACTTGGAAGCTCTGAAAGAGGACTTTCCTACGGTTTACAAGGCGGTGCAGGCGGCCATGGCGAAAGCCGCGCAGCTTGAAGCCAAGTTGCAACCGGTAGAGGAAAGCGTGCGCAGTGCCGAGGCTGAGCAAGCGCGATCCGCAACGGAAACGGTGCAGGACGCGATTGATGCGGTGCCCAAGCTGGCGCATATCCAGGCGACTAACGCCGAGGCGTTTGAGTTGGCGAAGCAGTTCGACGCCACGCTCAAGACGCAAAGCGCGTGGGCTGGCAAACCTTTGCAAGAGCGATTCGCCAAAGTTGCCGAAATGGTAGAAGCCGCGCTGGGTCCAATTGATCTTCCGGGTGGTAAGTCCACTTCACCAAGTGCCGAGGAATTGAAAGCCGCAGCCAAGGCAAAAGCCGATGCCGCGGTGAAAGCAGGGCGGACCAATGTGCCGACTTCGCTTTCCGAGTTCCCGGTTGGCCAGCACGTAGCGCAGGATGAACGAGAAGCCGCAGAGAGCATGACCGCCCTGCAATTGGCCGAGAAGTTCGCCGCGATGACGCCTGACCAAATGGATGCGTATTTCCGAACACTTTAACCATTACGAGGATTAGAAAATGGCTACCAATGTGCCAGTCGGCTCCGCCCTAGCGCGGAAAATCTATTCCGTGGGGTTGTTTACCCGCGTGCAGCATGCCCCCGGCTTCATGAATCTTCTCTCGGGTGAAATGCCCAAGGAAGGCTCGTTTGCCGCCAAGACCAAGGGCCAAACCAGCCCCGACTACCCCATCGTCAAGGCCGGTGATCTGGCCAAAGGCGCGGGCGATACGGTCAGCATCGACCTGTTCAACATCCTGCAAGGCAAACCGGTGATGGGTGACACCCGCATCGAGGGCCGCATGATGCAGCTCACGTACTCCAGCATGGACGTGCGGATTGACCAAGTGCGGGGCGGTGCTGACTCGGGCGGCCGGATGACCCAAAAGCGCACGGTGCACAACCTGCGCAACATCAGCATGGCCGGCCTTCAGTCCTGGATGCAGCGCCTTGAGGATCAAACCGCGCTGGTGCAATTGGCCGGTGCCCGTGGCACGCAAAGCACCTCGGATTGGGTTGTGCCCCTGGCCAGCGACCCGGACTTTGCCAGCATCATGGTCAACAGCGTCAAAGCCCCGACCAAGAATCGCCAGTTCTACGCCAACGACGCCACGCTGCCTAGTGACATTGGGACCAACGATGCGCTTACCCTGCAAGATATTGACCGCGTTGTGGCTCAACTGCGCGAGTCCCCGGTGGTCATGCAGTCGGTCAAGATCAAGGGCGATGACCGCGCCTGGAATGATCCGCTGTGGGTGATGTTTGTCACCGAGCGTCAGTGGCTGTACCTGCAAGCGCGGACCAGCCAGACCACGTGGCGTCAGGCTGTGCAGTACGCCTTCGAGCGTAAATCGTCGGGCGTTAAGCACCCGCTGTTCGATGCCTACGAAACGATCATGTGGAACGGCGTGCTCATCAAGCGCATGAACCGTTACGCAATCCGTTTCAACACCGGCACCAGCGTGACCTACGACACGGGCGGCGCGGACGGCGGCACCTACACGGAAGCCAACGCGACCACCGCTCAGCCGGTTGATCGCGCCATCATCGTGGGTGCCCAGGCTCTTGCCAAGGCTTACGGCAAGTCGGCCTCCGACTACTTCTACGATTGGTCGGAGAAGGAAGTGGACCACGGCAATAGCATCGAAACCGTGTGCGCGTCGATGTGCGGCTCTGCGAAGATCCGCTTCAAGATCGACGACGCCGACACCGACTTCGGTGTTGCGGTTCTGGACAGCTACGCGCCGGACCCCGCGTCCGCTGCTGGCCGCACCCTGCTTGGCTCGTAATTGATGGGGGCTTTGCCCCCTTCTAAAACTATTTGGAGATTCAAAAATGGCAACTCTCAATGCCCCTTCGCTGCAAGACGTTGTGTACAGCGGCCCTTGCCCGCTGGCCAACGCTCACGGCTACATGACGCTTGCAGCCGTCCCCGCGGCCGACAAGATCCGTTTGAACCGGGTTTACGCCGGCACCAAGATTTACGACGTGCGGATGGTCAACGCTGCTTTGGGCGCCAGCACCACCGTGTCGCTTGGCTTCGAGTACGTCAACGGGGAAGCTGGCGGCGGCGCCACGGCCCTGCTGGCTGCGACCTCGACCTCTGCCGCGGCCTCCACCCGGCAGGGCGCCATCGCCCCGATTACGCTGGCGTATGACGCCTATATCACCGCCACGGTAGGCGGCGGCACGGCAACCGGCCAGCTTGATGTGATTACTACCTTCGAGTTTGAAGGCAAGTAAGTAGGGTGCTCCTGTCTGAGTAGGTTTAGGGGCGGCGCTGTGTCGCCCCTTTTTTTAGAGATTGAGACATGGCAAAGCTAATTGCAGTGCGGTACGTCGGCAACAAACTGGCCGCGTACGACAACGTGGCCCGCTCTGGCGTTACCTGGAATGGCAAAGGCGACGTTCAGTACGTCAGCGACGCCCAGGCAAGGGCTTTGATTAAGTACCCGGATCAGTGGGTGCTGGCCGATGCCGGCGACCAAGCGGCAGTGATGGCCCCGGTGTCGATTCAAGTCACGGACGAGGATGGGGAGTCGGTGTCGATTGACCCTGACGACCTGGGCAAGCCGCTGGAAAAAATGAGCAAGGCGGAGCTGAAAGCCTATGCCGCGAACAAATGGGGCAAGGAGCTTGACGCCCGCAAGTCCACCAAGTCGCTGATTGACCAGATTGAAGAATTTGAGCGTGACTTGGACGTAATGGTCGGCGTGCCTGAGTAAGATCAAATAGCGCCGGCTTGCCGATAATGGTGCCACTTAGATAGCACCGTGCGGAACTGCGCCGTGGCAACCACCAAATACGTTGATTTGCTGGACGAGGTACTGCCGTATCTGGCCGCCGATCCGTCAAACCCGGTCACGGAGAACGCCATCAAGCGCACCGTGATCGAGTTCTGTGCTGGCAGTTGGATATGGAAGTACCTGCCAGACACCATTACCACGCTCTCCGGCGAATCGTTCTATGACCTTGAGCCGCCAACCGGAGCCGATGTGGCCGTTGTCATGCACGTTGCATTGGACGGCGTGCCGCTGACGCATCGGCCAATTGAATGGTTGGATGTTGAACTGCCCAGGTGGCGCACGACGGCCGGGACGCCCAAATACTTCTCGCAGGTTGATAGCGAGCAGATTGTGCTGGCGCCTGTTCCTGACTATGGCGTCACCAACGGCCTATCAATGACCCTGGCACTGCAACCCAGCCAGTCCGCCACCGGGTTCCCTTCGTGGATCGGCAACCAGTATTTTGAGGATCTGGCCAACGGCGCCATCGCGCGGCTGATGATTATGCCGAACAAGCCGTGGACCGATCTAATCAACGGTGCGGCGCGGCGAGCTGCATTTGAGGCGGGCATGAACAATGCCCGGGCGTCGGCCGTGCGGTCCCTGGCCCGCGCTGAAATTCACACGAAGTCGCATCACTGAGGGCGGCATGGGGACCATTGTTTCAAACACCATCATCGACAAGGCGCAGACGGTCTTGCAGGACGTTTCCGGCGTGCGCTGGAGCGATGCAGAGCTGCTGTCTTGGCTCAACGATGGGCAGCGCAATATCGCGCTGTACAAGCCCAATGTTTACGTCCGCAATGTGCCGTTCTTGTGCGCATCGGGCACGCGGCAATCGTTGCCGGCCGATTGCGTGCAGCTTTTCTCGGTCCCGCGCAACCTCGGGGCCACGGGCGTCACCCCTGGCCGCGCCATCCGCCCGGTCGAGCATGGCATGCTGGACGCAAGGGTGCCGAACTGGCACTCGGCCACTCCGACCGTTGATGTTCAGCACTTCACCTATTCGGTGTTGACCCCCAAGACGTTCTTTGTTTACCCGCCCAACACCGGCACCGGGTACGTGGAATTGTCGTATGGCGCGGAGCCGCCCGACACCACGTTGAACGCGGCAATCTCCGTAGACAACATCTATTCCACGGCGCTGATCGACTACGTGCTGTATCGCGCCTTCAGCAAGGACACCGAGTTTGCGGATAGCGCCCGTGCAACCGGACATTTTCAGTCGTTTGTCGGCGCGATCACTGGCAGGGCACAGGCGGAGGCCGCTGCTAATCCTGATCCCAAAGCCTCTGCCGCCCCCTAGCAACCCAATGTAACAGGAGCAAATCATGCCCGGATTTTCCAAAGCCCTCGCGCAATCCATCTTTGATGCCACCCTGGCCTCGACCCGTTCGAGCCTGAGCGCCAAGCCCGGCGTGTGGATGAGCTTGCACACCGCTGCGCCCGATGACAACAGCGGCGGCAACGAGGCCACCTACTCCGGTTACGCGCGAGTCAACATTGCCAGCTTGATGACCTCAAGCACAACCGGGTCGGCGCCGGAGCAGACGGTACGCGCCACCAACACGGGCGACATTAACTTTCCCGCCTCGACCGGTGCCACGCAGACCGTGACCCATTGGGCGATCTGGTCGGACCAGACGCTCGGCACCAGTGCCTATCTGATGTACTCGGGCTCGCTGTCGTCCAGCCGCAGCGTGCAGTCGGGTGACGTGGTGGTGATTCCTGCCGGCCAACTGTTGATCGATCTGACCTAACCATGGCCGGCCTGTCGAAGTATCTGGCGCTGGCGCTGTTCAACATGGCGCTCAACCCGGTGCGGGCAAGCTTTACGCCCCCCGTCGGGTTGTGGCTGGCGCTGCACACCGCGCCGCCAAGCGACTCCACGTATGGCAGCGAAGCGACTTTCGGCGGGTACGAGCGGCAGCCTCTCAACAGTTTGACGGCGAACCCGTTGCCAGAAACAGCCAACGGCGATGTGGATATTTTCGTCACCAACGGCGCCGAGGTGGTGTTTCCAGAGTCCACCGGGCCGGCCGGGCAGACCATCACGCATTGGGCAATCTGGGACAGCGCGACCGCGGGCGACGGCAACATCCTATTTTCCGGCGCGCTGGGTTCTTCTCGATTGATCTTGACCGGTGACAGCGTGGTTGTGAGCGAGGGCAACATTGCCTTAACCATCAAATGACAATCAATGCGATCAACGGCGGCGCAATCAACGCAGTATCGTTTCCAGGTGCTGAGGCCGGGCTATCGCTAGTTCAATTGATTGGAACGGTCGAAGTCACGTGCTCTATTCCGTCGGTTTCGTTACGCCTTACCGCATTCGCAACGACACAGCCCAGAGCCGCCGGTTCAGCCTCCACGACCAAGCGCACGCAGTTTGATTGCCAGACTTCGGCCAGCGCCTTCACAAGCGCCGCGGCTTTAGTCAACCGCAAGCATGGCGCCTCGGCCGTGGCGGTTTGCACGACAAGCGCGGGAGTAGGGCTAGCCTACCGGTCTGGCGCTACAACGTCGGGCACTGCGCTGGCCTCTGCGAGCAATGATTATTTGTCTGTACCCCGCGGGGCAAGCGCGACTTGCAGCGCCACCGCGCAGACCACCGCAGCCAGAACCCTGGTTTACCGCGATGCAATCACAACGCCATCGGCGTTGCCCGCCGTTACGGCATTCAGAAAAGTGCCAAGTGAGGCCACGGGCAGCGCGTATGTGGCTGGCGTGGCCGGGATCACCTTCAAGAGCAGGCTGATTGCCGCGACCGAGCCGGAAGCATTAACAACGGCGTCAACCCGGTTCAACTTGCGCGCCGGGGCATCCACGGTGCCCGTGGCAACGTCCGTGGTTTCGGCGCGACGCAACCTTAATCTTGCCTTGATAGCGCAATCGGCCGTTGCCACGTGTTTTGACATTGATCCGATCCGACGGATGGTTTTTGCCGCGCCGACACAGGCAAATGCCTTTGCCAATGCCACAATCGCATTGAAATACAGCTTGTCGGGTTCGGCTGTTGCTAGTGCAATTGCGCAATCCGCTGCTTCTGATTTTGCCTCGGCTATGCCGGCCCCATCCGAAAGGCTGATGAAGGTGCCAGCATCCAATCGCCGGATGGAGGTGACGGAGTGATTCTTGACAGGTTTTACAAGCAGCCAGCCGAAACACTGGACTATGACATCGACTTTTCAGAGTTCTTGTCCGAGGCCGACACGATTCTCACCACTGGCAATCCGCCGGTGCCGTCCCCGCTCAACGTGACCGTCACGCCCACCGGCTTGACCCTGGGCCCGACGTTTGTGCTCAACGGCAAGACCGTTAAGCAATGGCTGTCGGGCGGCACGGACGGGGTGAAGTACAAGATCACGCTGACTGTGACCACCAACGCCGGGATCGTAAAGCAAGTTGAGTTTGTGGTTCGCGTAAAGGACGATTGACATGGGAACTTTACAGTTCAAGAACAACGCGAGCACCACGCTCTCGGGGTCGATTAACAACAGCCAGACCTCAATCACCGTTGTGTCGGGCACCGCGTTTCCGGTGCCTGCTGCGGGCGACTACTTCTACGCCACGATGTACGAGGTTTCCGGGCACGATGAAATCAACATCGAGATTGTCAAAGTCACGGCGGTAAGCGGCAACAACTGGACCATCGTGCGCGCGCAGGACGGCACGACCGGGCGGGCGCGGGACGGCATTGCAACCTGCTATATCGAGCAGCGCATGACCGCAGCGTCGGCGCAACAGATGTTGCAAAAAGACAACAACTTGTCAGACCTGCCTACTCCGGCCACGGCGCGCACGAATCTGGGCCTGGGGAGCATGGCCACGCAAGACGCGAGCGCAGTGGCCATCACTGGCGGCACGATTGGCGGAGTCACGATTACCGGAGTGGACTCCACAACAACTATTGCTGACAACGCGGACTCCACAAAGAAAGTGGCGTTTGAGGTGTCTGGCGTCACGACCGGCACCACGCGCACGCTGACAGTTCCCAACGCGAGCGGGACCATTGCCCTGCTGGCCGACCTGACGGCCGGGTATCAGCCCCTCGACTCCGATCTGACTGCCCTTGCCGGGCTTGCTGCCAATGGCCTGATTGCCCGCACTGGAGCCGGGACCGTTAGCGTGAGAAGCATTACCGCGCCTGCCGCTGGGCTTACGGTCAGCAACGGCGACGGGGTTTCGGGCAATCCCACCCTGGCCCTGGCCAACGACTTGGCGGCCGTTGAAGGCATCGCCACCACGGGCTTTGTGCGGCGCACCGGGGTTGATACATGGTCGGCCTCGGCCATTGTCGATGGGGACTTGCCTTCGGCCCTGACCGGCAAGACCTATAACGCGCTGACGCTGGCGGCCAACGCCACCGGCTTTGCGGTGTCTGGCGGCACGACCAGCAAGACACTCACAATCAACAACAGCGTGACCCTGGCCGGCACTGACGGCACCACGATCACGCTGCCGGCCACCACCGGGACCGTGGCGCTGAACAATCAAACGATGTTCATCGGCACGACCAGCGTGGCAATCAACCGCACGTCGGCGTCGCTGTCATTGACGGGGGTAAGCATCGACGGCTCAGCCGGATCTGCGACCACCGCCACCACGGCCACCAAAGCGACCAACTTGGTCGGCGGCAACAACACGACGCTGCTGGGGGCCATCGGGTATCAGTCCAACACCGACACGACGACCCTGCTTTCGCCCAACGTCACGACGACCAAACAGTTTTTGTCGCAGACCGGCACGGGCACCAACGGCGCGGCTCCTGTGTGGAGCGCTGTGGCCAAGGCTGATGTGGGCCTGGGCAACGTCGAAAATACGGCGCTTTCAACCTGGGCGGGCTCCGCCAACATCACCACTCTGGGCACGGTGGCCACCGGAACGTGGAATGCCACGACCATCGGCATTGCCAAGGGCGGCACGGGCGCCACGACGGCGCTGGCTGCTTTTGATGCGCTTTCCCCCGCTACGACGCTAGGCGACCTGATTTACAGCAACGGCACCGACAACGTGCGCTTGGCGGGCAACACGACCACGACGCGCCGTTTCCTGCGTCAGACCGGCACCGGGACCGTATCGGCCGCCCCGGCCTGGGATACTTTGACCGACCCGGACATTCCGTCGGCGCTGACCGGCAAGACTTACAACGCCTTGACCCTGACGGCGGCGGCCACTGGCTTTACGGTGGCGGGCGGCTCAACGAGCAAGACTCTGACCGTCAGCAACACGCTGACCCTAGCCGGCACGGACGGATCGACACTCAACATTGGCGGCGGCGGCACGCTTGGATCGGCGGCGTTTACGGCCAGCACGGCCTACGCCCCGGCCGCAGGCTCGGCCAGCGTGACGACGCTGGGCACAATCACCAGCGGCACTTGGACGGGCAGCGCCATCGGTATCTCCTACGGCGGCACCGGCGCCACCTCGAAGGTCACGGCGTTTGACGCGCTGTCGCCTGCCATCACGCTGGGCGATCTGATCTACAGCGATGGCGTGGACAACGTGCGCCTCGCCGGCAACACCACCACGGCCAAGCGGTTCCTGACGCAAACTGGCACCGGCACGGTATCGGCCGCGCCTGGGTGGAATGCCATTGTGGACGGCGATTTGCCGAGCGCGCTGACTGGCAAGACCTACAACGGCCTGACTCTCACGGCCAACGCCACCGGGTTCCAGATTGCGGGCGGCACAACGGCCAAGACCTTGGCAGTCAGCAACAACCTGACGCTTGCGGGCACGGATGGCTCGACCCTCAATATCGGGAGCGGCGGGACGCTGGGCAGCGCGGCATTCACGGCCTCGACGGCGTATGAACCTGCCATCACCACGCTGACGGTTGCCAAGGGCGGCACTGGCGTGGGCACGCTGACCGGGATTGTGAAGGGCAATGGCACAAGTGCGTTTACCGCCGCGGTCGCCGGCACCGACTTCCCTGGCTTGGCTTTCGCCAACACGTTCACCGCCAATCAGACCTTGGCCGCTAACCTTGTCTTTAGCGGATCAAGCCGGGTCATTCAGGGCGACTTTACCAACGCCACCAACAGCCTTCGCACGGCCTTCCAGTCCAGCACGGCCAACGGCATTACGGTGGTGACGGCCAAGCCCAACGGCACCGCCACAGGCTCCTACTTCATCACCCACAACGCATCTGACGTAGACAACTCGTCCCACATGTACGTAGGCGTGACGGCCTCCCAGGCCCAGCTACGCAGCGACAAAACCGGCACGGGCTCATTCGTGCCATTGGGAATCTATGTCGGCGGTGCAGAGCGGGCCGTGGTGGACACCAGCGGCAATATCACCCCGTCCGTAGACAACGCGCAGACCCTTGGCAGCGCAAGCAAACGCTGGTCGGATGTTCAGACTGCGAGCATTTCTGCGGGGTCTTACAACGGCGGGCAGTTGGCTGGGTCGCGCAACAAGATCATTAATGGTGCGATGGAGATTAGTCAGCGCGGTCTTAGTTTTATTAATCCGGCAGATGGCTCCTACACACTAGATAGATGGGCAATTTCAAAAAGCACTAGCGCCCAATTTAATGTTGGCCTTGCTAACGGAAGCGCAACATCAGCGCTGCCGGAAAATTTACGGCTTACGGTAACCACTGGTGACGCATCGGTGGCCGCGACTGATGTGGTTGCTATTGAGCAAAGGATTGAAGGCTTTAACATTCGTGACTTGACCGGCAGAACATTCACGCTGTCGTTCTGGGTTAAAAGCCCCAAAACAGGAACACATTGCGTTTCATTCAAAAACAGAGCAAGCGACAGGTCCTATGTTGCAACTTACACAGTAAATTCATTTAATACCTGGGAATACAAAACAATCACGGTTACGGGTGGCTTAATAACCGCCGGCACATGGGATTACGGGAATTTAATTGGCGTGGCTGTTTGCTTTACTTTAATAGCTGGCTCTAATTACCAAACAACCGCAGGTGCATGGCAGACTGGCAACTTTTTTGGGACGGCTGCACAAGTAAACTGCATTGATCAAGCAGGAAACCAGTTTGAGTTAGTCGGAGTTCAGCTTGAGGTGGGGGCGGTGGCAACGCCGTTTGAGCGACGTTTTTATGGGGATGAGTTGGCGTTGTGTCAGAGGTACTATTACACAACTTATCACTCCGCCTACGTAAGCATAGCCAGCGGGACTTCGGTGGCGATGTTTTATTACCCACGTACCATGCGCGCCGCTCCGTCTGCAAGTTGGTCGGCTAGTTATACAAACAACGTGTCTTCGTTTACGGTTGGCATACTTGACTATCGCACAGCCAGAAGCGTTACTAGTTCTGGCGCAGCCGGTGCAGCGGAATGGACTGGCGACGTAACTTTTAACGCTGAACTCTGACCCGATTAACTCGAGCTTTCCCGCAGCAACCGCGCCCCCGGCGCACAACAAAGGAGCATGAAATGCTGAAGTCCAAGACGATGTGGTTCTCCGCAGTCCTGGCAGTGCTGTCCGTTGCGCAGGGGTTCGTGCTGCAAGTGCCTATGTCCCCCGAGTTGCAGGGGCTTGTCGGCGCTGTTGTCGCGGCGATTGTGGCCTATCTGCGCTCGGTCACGACCAAGCCTCTGTTCGATAAACCTGCCCAGATGAGTGAATAAACCTCATGGCCGCGTTCAAACTCAACATGTTCTCAGGTATTCGTCCGCGGATGCCTGAATCGCTGTTGCCGGAGGGCGCGGCCACCATTTCCGAGAACTGCGACTTCGCCTATGGCGAATTGCGCAACACCAAGGCGGGGTTTGCCTTGGCCGCCATGAGCAACACCCCGGCCTCGCTTTACACCGATGATGGCCTGACGTTCTATTCGTGGACCACCGACGTTAATGCGGTGCGCTCACCGATCACCAAGGACACGTTCAATCGGCTGTACTACACCGGCGATGGCGGATTCAAGGTGGCCAGCCGCTCGGGCACTCGCGTCAACGGCGGGCCGCCTGGGTCGGCGTATCTGGTGGGCGTGCCTCGACCCGCCGCGGCCCCTGTCTTGGCGATCCCCCAGACCGAGGCAACCAGTGCGACTGCGAGCTTCGCTTTCAAGTTTCATTGGGAGTATGGCGGCGTCAAGTATCAAGAGCAGGACGTAAGCCCGGACCTTGTGACCGATGGCAAGGTGTATCGGTTCATCCCGCCACCGCGCGCGGAGGAAACCAACGAGCAGGCTTTCCCTGTGCTGCGCATGACGGCTACATCATTGGCCGATCAGTCCCAGGTGTTCGACGTTTACACCAACAATTCGTCGTTCGAGAGCACGAGCAAGCTTTACTCGCTGTCGATGGCCAAGGACTCCGGCAGCGATGCCTACACGGTGACATTGGAGTTTGGCGTCAAGGAGGCGGACAAAGAGACTCGCGCCTACGTCTACACCTACGTCAACACCTACAACGAGGAAGGCCCGCCGAGTGACGCAGCAACCGTCACGACTTCCCCGGTTATCCCGGTCAACGTCACTGTCACCAAGGACGCGGCGACGGGCTACGCGCCGATCAAAGAGATCCGCGTGTACCGCACACCCACCGGATCGACCATTGCCGACTATTTCTATGTCGGGTCGATCCTGGTGCTGACAGAGCCGGGCACGACCTTCACGTTCTACGACAACGTGAAAGGCGAGCAGCTTAACGAGGCGCTGGCGTCGGAGAACTACTACCCACCGGATCAGGCTTTGGTCGGGCTGATGACCTTGCCCAACGGGATTCTCTGCGCCTGGAAAGGCAACGAGTTGCACTTCTCGGAAGCGTACAAGCCGTGGGCTTGGCCGCCTGCCTACGTCAAACCGCTGCCCAACGCCATCGTGGGTGGGATTGCCCACGGCACCGGCGCCGTTGTCACGACCACGACGCAGCCGTACTTGGTGTCGGGGGTGTCGCCGGATTCAATGACCACGGCAAGGCTTAACGTGGATCAGGCCGGGGTGTCGAAATGGTCGCTTGCCGTGGTGGATGGGCTTGCCATTTACGCAAGCAACGATGGGCTCGTGGTCGTGAACGGCGGGGCCGGCAGCCTGTTGCAAAGCCATAAGTTCTTCACCCGTGAAGTGTGGCGGCAACGCTACGGCGCCGGGCTGTCGTCAATGCGCTTTGCCGTGTGGGACGGGCGCCTGATTGTCTTTTCGGGCTCCAATGCGTTTACCCCGTTTATGATCCGCATGGACGAGGCAGACGGCACGCTGACGGATCTGCCCGGCTTTGTGAGCACGTGCGCTTTTATCAGCCCGTTGTCCGACCAGTTCTATTACGTGCTTGGCAATACGCTGTACCAGTTCAACGGCGGGGCCGATCAGTCATCGGTGTGGCAATCCAAGGAGTACGTGATAGAGCGCCCGACCAACTTCGGTTTTGCGCAGGCCGTTGCCACCGGCACGTGGTCCATTGAGTTCTACGCCGACGGGGTGTTGCGGCACACGCAGGCAATCACGCAGTCAGTCACGAACTTCCGGCTCCCTGGCGGGTTCATGTCCGACCGCTGGAAGATGCGCATAACCGGGGCAGGCCGGTTCCGCGAGCTGCGCATGGCCAGCACCGCGGCCGAATTGGCGCGGGTTTGATATGGCAATCGACACCAAGCGAGGCGTTCCAGGAATCCCAATTGGCGCGCTCGACGCCATCACCGACCAGAATACCAAGCTGGTCTTGCGCTCGATTGTCGATGGCTGGCACGTGCGCAACGGCACGAGCGGCAAGGGCGATAACGCCTTTGTCACCAAGCAAGAGGTGGACAAGCTAAGCGGCGAGCTGGGCGGCCTGCGCAATTCGGTATTGAACCTGACCGAGAGCGCGTCCAGCCGGCTCAAGCCCGGTGAAATTTCGCGCATCATCAATGACCTGCAAGCCCAGGTTATTGAGTCGCAGCTATTCAAGGAGTTGGGCGAGCGGGTCAACACCATCGACCTTGGCCTAGTGGCCGAGCAAAACGCGCGGATCGCGGCCGTGCAGTCGGTGGCCGATGACTTGGCGGCGGAGGCGGCAACCCGCCTTGGGTTCGACACAGCCCAGGGCGCCCAGATTGCCACGTTGCAAACGACCACCGCCACCCAGGCCACCCAGATCACCGGGCTAACCACCCGGATCGGGTCGGCGGAATCGACCATCATCGGATTGCAAAGCACGACGGCCACCCAGGCCACGGCTTTGACCAGCCTGACCACGCGGGTTGGCACTTCGGAATCCAACATCACCAACCTGCAACAGACGACCGCCACCCAGGCATCGAGCCTGACCAGCCTGACCACCCGGGTCGGCGCAGCGGAATCGAGCATCAGCACGCTCAACACAACGACCGCGAACCAAGCCAATTCGCTGAGCAGCCTCGGGGTGCGAGTGGGCAGTGTGGAAACCGGCCTGACCAACGAGACAAACGCGCGGGCCAACGCTGACAACGCGATCACTACGACGGTAAACACACAATTTGCGACCGTCAATTCAAGCATAGCTGCATTGCAGACCAGTCAAACGACCACGGCGAACAGCGTGGCCGCGCTGAGCAGCACGGTATCGACGCTGCAAGCCACGACGGGCAGCAACACGCTGGCCATCCAGACCGAAGCCACGGCGCGGGTCAACGCCGACAACGACATTTACGGCAAGTATTCGGTCAAGATCGACAACAACGGTTACGTCACCGGGTTCGGGCTCATCAGCACGGCCAACAATTCCACGCCGTTTTCCGAGTTCATTGTCCGGGCGGATCGGTTTGCCATTGCCAGCCCCAGCGGCCCAAGCATTACCCCGACCGTGCCGTTCATTGTGACCACAACGACCGACGGAGCGGGCAACCCGCCAGGGGCCTATATCAAGTCGGCATTCATTGGCAACGCGACCATCGACACGGCGAAGATCAAAGACGCCTCGGTGGACACGCTGAAGATCGCCGGCAACGCGGTAACGGTCCCGGTGTACGGCACGGCGTTTTCCAGCTTGACCAACTTCGGCACCACGCCGTTTACCCTGATGACCATGCCATTCACCATTGCGGGCCTTGGATCGGGCCCGCAGGCAGGGGTAATCGTCACGGTGGTGGTCAGCATGTACCCGTCCAACAGCGACTATGTGACGATGGAGCTGATTATCGAAATCAACGGCGTGAGGGTCGGCGGGGCCGGAACAACAATCGGGGACAACGGGCTGTCGCACACTGCCGTCGGGTTCGGGTATGTCCCCGACGGTACGCACACCATCGCCGTCAAGCTGCGCACGGCGCCGGAGTCTGGTGGCGGCCCGACCAAGACTCTGACCACGGTGGCCTATGCCACAGCCACGGCGGGGAAACGATGACACCATACGTAATTGTTGATGCAGGCGGCACGATTGTCGGCAGCGGCATCGTGCAAGACGGCAACGCCGACCTGATCCAAGTGCCGGATGGTTGCGCATTGCACTTTGGCGTAGCGACGACGCTGGGCGCCACTCGGCAATTGCTCGTTGATGGCAAGGTTGTGGACACCCAGGAGCCTATATTCGAGGCCACGTATCAGACCAAGCGCAGGGGTGCCTATCCCAGCGTAGGGGAGCAGATGGACATGTTGTGGCACGCCATGAACAACGGTGACACGGCCAGGATCGAGCCCTTCTACTCCGAGATTCTGGCCGTCAAGCAGCGCTTCCCCAAGCCGTCAAATTGAGCACGGGCAAGGACAATACCGGCATGAGACTGGACGTTAAAACGCCAATTGACCAGCTTGTCCTGGACCCGTTTGCGGGGCGCGTGGAGGCTTTGCCGGTTGTGTCCGAGCATGGCCCGTTTGCTGCGCTGGCGCAAGGCAGTGATTGGCGCGGGAAGCTGGAGCGCCTGGAGGAAGCGCTGTCGGAGTTGCCGCAAGCTGACTTGCCGCTCACGCACTGGTTTTCTCGGGGCGTGTACGCGCGCGAGTTGTTTCTGCCCAAGGGCACGGTGCTGACCGGGCGGATTCACAAATACAGCCAGATCAACATTTTGCTGCGCGGCGATATTTCCGTGCTCACGGAATCGGGCATTCAGCGACTCAAGGCGCCGTTTGTCATTCAGTCACCGGCCGGGACCAAGCGGGCTGGGTACGCCCATGAGGACACGGTGTGGATGACGGTATGCGGAACGCACACCACGGATGTTGACGTTTTGGAAGATGAATTGACAACCCGCACCTATGCCGAGTACGAGGCATTCTGCGCGCGGTTGTTGACCGAAAGGGATTGAAATGTCTTTTGCCGCAGCAGCAACAATCGGATCAACTGTCGTTAGCGGCCTGATGAACAGGTCGGCAAACAAGGCCGCCAAAAACGCCAACAATGCGGCGGCTGATTCCGCGCGGTTGCAGACTGAAATCGCAAGAGATCAGTGGGACCGGTACAAGTCGATTTACGAGCCCCTTGAGCGCAGCTACGTTAACGAGGCGCAGCAGTACGACTCTCCCGAGAACTACGCCCGTGCTGCCGGTGACGCATCGGCCACGGTTGCCAGTCAGTTCAGCAAGGCGCGCGAGCAGCTTATGCGCACGCCGGGCCTCGACCCATCGAGCGGGGCGTATCAGGCCGGCATGACTAACCTGGGATTGTCCGAGGCGGCCACTAACGCAGTGCAGCAGAACGCGGCGCGCATGAAGGTCAAGGACGCGGCTTTCGCGCGCAAGACCGATGCCCTGAGCCTTGGCAAGAACATGCCTGCACAAGCCACCTCCGGCTTGGCGTCTGCCGCCGGTACGCAAGCTGGCTTGGGCGCTGGATTTCAGAAACAGGCAAACACCGAGGCGGCAGCCACCGGCCAAGTGGTTGGCAGCATTTTGACGCCTGACAACATGAAGAAGGTCGGGGGCTGGCTTGGCGGCTCGGGCAGTGGGTCGGGTTCCACGCCGATGGGCGGCACGCCTGATTTGAGCATGCTCGGATAACGCAGAGGCACAACATGAGTGGATTAGGTTTGGGCATGATTGCCGGCGCGGCTGCGATAGAGGAGCAGAAACGCCAGGAAATACGCGACCGCGAGGCTCAGCGATTCAATTGGGAGCGCCAGCAGAAGGAGGCGGATCTGTCTTTGTTGGGTGACAAGACGGATAGCGAGCGATCTAGGCTCAAGCTCGGCAAGGCACAAAGCGAAGCCGGTCTTGAAGTGCTGCCGGGCGCGACTGCGAATACGATTCGAGAGCAACAAATCAAGGGTTTTGGATTGGACACCAAGGCACAGACTCAGCCTTTTGAACGGCGGGCAGCAGTCAGCGATGCCAAAGTGAAGGCCGAAACTTCGGAGTTTGAAGTTCAAGGCTTGCCAGACAAGCTTTCTCGCGCCGCCACTCAAGGCGTGATTGACCAGCAAGGCCAAAGCGATGTGGTGTTAGGCACCATAGGGCGAATTATGTCCCGTCATGACAAAGCCGGGGCGCTGGCATTTGCCAACAAGATTGCCAAAGTTGGCAACATCCTGCCAAACACCAACGGCAAGACCTTTACTGACATTGTTCCAGGCGCCAAAGGCGATGGGTACGAATTCCACACCGACGACGGCAATAAGGTGTTTGTGCCCACGTCGGCAATCTACGACGCAATGCAGAAACTCGAATCTAAGGAATACCAATTCCTGCATACGAGCGACGGCAGCGTGTTTTCTGCCAACAAGAGGACTGGCGCTGTCACGCAAACGCACAAGGGAGATCCCAAGGTGTTGCGCGGGCAGCACACGCCAGCAGAAATTCAAACCATGGAGTATCTGGTTAGTAAGGGTGTGGCCCAGAACACCCAGCAGGCTTGGGAAATGGTTCGTTCGTCGCGTGAAAAAACTCGCAACAGCTTTATCGCAGACTTTGTAGCAAAGAATGCGTTTAGCGCTAAGGACGCACCAAAGGTAGCGGAGCAGGCGGGGCAAATTTACGACAGCCTTCGCCAAAACCAGCAGCAACCAGGGGCGCCCGCGCCCGCACGAGGGGCAAATACCCCAGCCCCCGGTACGATGGACCCTGAGCTGGAATCCCTCCTTGGCATCAATTAACCAATAAGACGCCTCATGGACTCGAATCAAGACCTTGGCCGCATTCTCAATGATTTCTCCGGTTCGAGTCCTTCGGGGGCAAGGCAAGACAACAACGATGGTATTGGGTCGCTGCTAAACAGCAGGTCAAAGGCTCAATCACAGCCGTCCGGCAGCACCGACTCAACCGGCTCCGGTAACGTCGATGAGTTTGTTCAAAGCGTTGCGCCTGCCGCTCTGCGTGTAGCGCAGCGGTTGAATGTTCCGGTCGAGGCTGTCATTGGACAGTGGGGCTTGGAAACCGGGTGGGGCAAGTCGGTTATCCCCGGCACTAACAACCTGGGAAACATCAAAGACTTTTCTGGCAAAGGCGTAGCGGCCACGGACAACATGACCGGAAGCCGCGACAAGTATCGTGCCT